CCAGCGCCGAAAGTACCAACGAATAGGCTAGAACCGATACCTAGCTCACCGCCGTTAGCAGGAACGAAGGTGGAGTTGGCAGCATTCTTTAGACCAGTGAATACACGCTGAGAAACAACCATCCAAGTAGCACCAGCTTTACGAGTTTTCATCGCAATCTGAGCAGATAGGTTATCAATAGCGATAGTCATAGCAGCTAGTTTCTCACCAGCGTAACGACCGTCAACGGTAGCGAAGTCAAACGCTTCAACAGTGCCTGCTAGAGTGTTTAGTTCACCTAGTAGTTCACGGTCTAGTTCACGCATGATTTCATCGCCTAGAGTCTGAGACAGTTCAGCTTCGATATCCAGACCGTCTAGAGCAGCTAGGTCATCAGCAGCTTCTAGAGAGTACGCAGCACTTAGCTTACGAGATTGAGTCTCGACAGCCTGAGTAACAACGTCTAGGGACATTGGCTTACCGCGATTACCTTCTAGGTAAACGGTTTGAGCGAATGGGTTTAGTGCATCAACTTCATCATACGCACCACCTAGAGCTAGTTTGGAATACTTGTCATAAACAACAGTACCAGAAGCTTCAGTACCAGCTTCAACAGCATTTACACCACTACCAGAAGTGGTTTCAGTGTCTTCGCTGTAGCGCATACGTAGGGTACGTGCGATACCACGAGGGCCAGATAGAGGCTGAACACCAACTAGATCCATAGCCAGTAGAGCAGGCATGGTACGACGGATTAGAGGCATGAACAGCATATCGTAACGAGAGATGTTACCAGTGGTGGTGGAACCAACAGAGGTAGACTCTACGATAG